CCAACAGATCTGCTCCATCCACCGCACCGGCCAATCTCGTAAGTTCCTCATCGGAAAGCGATTTACCAAAGAGTTCTTCTCCTGTAGCTATCACCAGCTTTTTATCAAGGCAGATGATTTCTACATCTTTGGGCGGTCCAAGATCAAGCTGTTGGAGGAGATGCCAGTCGGGCCGTTGGCCGGAAGGCGGACCGGGCGGCGGGCCTATAGGCGGACGGCCGCCCGATTGTCCTCCGCCGAAAGGCGGCTGGCCTGTCGATCCGCCGGAAGGCGGTTTGCCCGACGGTCCACCTGCTGAGGGGGGCTGGCCGGTTGGACCACTTCGGCGGCCGCCTGAGGGGCCGGGGCCGACAAATCCCTGGCTGGCTGCATGTAGGAACAAGCGCTCCCGCTCGGCCAGCATCCGGCGGACCTGCTGGAGCCGCTCAGCCCGCTCTTGCGGAGTTTCGGCCTGGAGGGTTTCGATCGGAAGCAGACGGCCCTCCGGGTCGATAAAGTCGGCCCATTCCGGTTTTCTGGGGATCGGTTCTTTTTGCAGTAGGTCCCGCACGGTCTGCCAGCGCCGCACGCCGACAGCGGTCATCTGCTCCCGTTCGCTGGCCTGCTGCCACCACTGCTGGTAACTGGCCGGATCGGGAATCAACTGGCCGGTGGCAGTCTGGAAGGCGGCCATAGCGGCTGGGTTCTGGGCCCATTCCGGCGGCGGCCGGAGCACCGGGATGGTCATGCAGCGGCAGTTTGGTTCGTCAGGTAGGTCCGGCAGAAGCTCGCCTCGCTCGTCCCGGTACAGGCCGTCGGGACCTTGCCAATAGATGCGGCCGTTGCGAGCGGCATGGTGCGGCCGGGTCCACTCGTCCATGACGGCCACGATCTGCAGGCCCTGGAGCATGCCGCCCATGCCCTGGAAGGCGCTACGGCCAGCCCGCTCTGCCACCCGACAGCCTTCGGTCCGAGCGATCCGCTGCGCTTTGTAGGCCAGGCCGTCGGTCCACCGCTCCAGCCGAGCCCGGAGTCCATCGACGTTTTCCCCGGCCACCAGGCCATGGACCAGGTCATTGAACATGGCCTGCCGGACTGGTTCTTCCCAGCGGCGCAAGCGCTCCTGCCACGACAGGCCGCCCGGCGGGGCAAAGATGAGCCAATCCGTGACCTGCTCTTCCTTGGGTGGCGGGAAAAGCAGCGACTGGACAAACTCCTTCGCCTTTTGCCCCCGAATCGCTCCCCGAACGATCGGCTCCCAGTCGTAGCGGACCTGCCAGGCTGGTTGTTGGGGTTCTGGCACGGTAGCTTCCCGGACCGGCAGTTTGGCTTTGGCCGCAGCCAGCCCAGCAAACACCGGAAGCCACTCGGCAGGCAGGGCGTCCAGCACGGCCTGGCCGGCGGTTCGGTAGCCCAGAAGGCCCAGCTGGATGAGCTGGTCTTGCAGGGCCTGCCGTGCCTGGCCCAGAAGTTGCTCGATCCGGCGGCGCAGGCTGGCTAGGCCTACCAGGCCCACGCGGCTAGCCAGTTCGGCGATCGGCCCGGCCAGACTGCGGTATCGTCGTCGGATGGCCACGGCGGCCTGCTGCACGGCCTGAAGCAGCTGGACTTGACGCTGGTGGAACCGTGCAGCCAATCGCTCTTGCAACAGGCTGGTCCTGGGCCGGCCTGGTTTGGCTTCCAGCAATGGGATCATCGGCCGAAACTCCTTGGCCTTTTCCCAACAGTTGGGGATAGCAGGGGTTACTCGGCGGCCTGGTCCATGAGGGAGCGTTCTTGCTCGTAGTTATAGCCGTGGCGGGCCGCTACAGTTTGCGGGCTGACCACGCCCAGGGTCAAGAGAATCTGATCGGCCTGGGCTTCTTTGAGCCGGTCCCGGCTCAGCACGATGGGGGCCTCGGCGTCGATTTCCACCAGGCGGCTTACGCCGTCGGGCAATCGGCCCGCCCGTTCGGCCACCTCCAGCGCTCGGCGCAGGATCTGGATATCGTACCAGATCATCTCCGCCTGGAGCCGCTCGAACATTTTGACGGCCGGTCCCTCGGCCACCATGGTCGACGCGTAGTTGGCGTTGCTGGCGTCGGCCGAGAGCATAAACTCTGGCATACAGAGCCGGGCGGCAATGGCGCGCAACTCCGCCTGGAGGGCCTCGACGTACTTGGCAACGTCGATGCCACTTGCTGGGAAGGTGTACTCCACGCCAGGCGGCGTGTCCACAATGGCGCCGGGGGGAAACTGCTGGTAAGTTTTCGTCTGGCCGGTCGAAGAGTCGGTCTGTTGCAAGCTGGCCAGCCGGGCCACGTACTGCTGGATACTGCCGGCCGTGGCGCCGGTGTGCCGACGCACGATGGCAATGGCCGATTGGATGCTGGCTACCGTGCTCATGTTGCGCAACAGTTTCCAGGCCCGGCGCAGGTTGTGCCGGACCGGCCACAAGAGCGGCAGGCCACGCGGAGCGGTGCGATCCACGTTGGCCTTGCGGTGCTGGACCTGAGTGGCCTCAATCCGCTGAAAACTGCCTGGCTGGTGGAGGTCCAGTTGGACCCAGTAGGCCCGGACCGTTTCCGCATCCAGCGGATCGGTCTCGATGCCGAAGGGCGCTTCCTGTCGGCCAGGCGGCTGGCGAACCTGCTCCGGCTCAATAAACCGCACGGTCAACCGTCCGGCGTCGTCAAAGAGACGCAAAAAGACTTCGCCGTCCCGTTCCATGCGGCGCTGGATTTCCTGTTGGCGCAGGCCCCAGTCGTGCCGCTCCTGGAAGTCCAAGAGTTCCGCTTCGATCCGTTCCATGGTGGTCTGGTCGATTTGGGCTGCTGGCCTAGGACGCAGCTTGTATTGATGGCCGCTTCCGACCACGTAGCTGATGCGGTTTTCGATGGCCGAAAGAGCAAACGGGTGGCTTGCGGCCAGCCAGCGGCACTCCTGCCGGATCAAGGCCAGGTCGCCCTCGGTCCTGTACGGCGTGCTGCCGTCCTGGTCCATGACCAGACCCAGCGGAATCCAACTGGGTAGATCATCTTCCCGGTCCAGCCAGCGGGTAAGCAGCTGGATGGATTCCAGCAGGGGGGACGTCGTGTGGTTGTTCGTCATGGTAAGAGCCTCCGGCTAGTTCCAGGATGAGTCGGATAGCCATTTCCAGGGCGTCCGGACCGTCATCGTGCTGTCCGTTGGGAAAATCTTGCAGCTGTCCCACCAGGAGCCTGCCGCCGGGATCATCCAGCACGCGTAGCTCTCGGCGGGTAATGTACTGGCCCAGGCGTCGGATGCGTACCAACTTGGGCACGCGGTTGTCGATCTGGAACGTCGGCCAACTGAGTCCAAATCGCCCCGCCGTCTGCCGCTCAAACTCATGCACAAGCAGTTGCTGAAACTGGTTGGCTTCGATCCCCACAAACTGCGGCTGCCAACGATCGCACCAGCGGATCGTATCCTGCACGATCTGGTAGGGCGGCCGGCGTTGCAAGTCGGCGGCCACCCAGAGCAGGCCCCGGCACAGCCCCAAGAAGACAATGGCCGAGTAGTCGCCCTGCTTGTCTCGCTTACCCAGACTGGGATCGACGGCGATGACCCCCACCTGGTAGTCGGCCAGCCTAGGCATTTGGTCCTGTTGGACCCAGATCCAATCGCCCCAGAACTCCGCGGGCCATTCGGCCCCTTCCATCGAGATAAACTGGCCCTCTAGTTCCTGGGCCGCTAGTCGGCCTGTGGCCTCCTGCTGGACCAGGCGGAGAAAGTCTGCTGGCAGAAAGGGGTTACTCCGGGTAGGCGCATGGACCAGTGTGCAATCCGCTGAGGGCCGGCCGAACCGCTCATAGGTCCAGTGCCGCATTCCCTGCGGGGTGAAGGTGGCTGCCAGCCACGCGCCAGGCTGCTCCCGCAAGGTAAACAGCACCACCTCATAGACCTGCCGGTCCATGAGACTGGCTTCGTCCAGCCAGGCCCCGGCTACGGAAAGGCCACGGAGCCGATCAGGCTGATCAGCCGAGCGAAAGAGCACCTCGGCCCCATGGTGCAGTTCCACGGCCATGCGACTGGGCCGGATCGAGCGGACCGTGTGCGTCAAGCGGCCTAGGCGCAAGAGCGTCGGCCAGGCAAAATCTCGCAACATCGTGTACGTCGGCGCAACGACCAGATAGGTTCGGCCCGGCTCGGCCCGGCGGAGAATGCGATAGGCGCCGGCCGTGGTCTTGCCTGAGCCCCGGCCGCCCACCAAGCCCACTAGCGGCGTCCGCGCCAGCACAAACTCACGCTGCTGCGGCGTGAGCTGAATGATGAGCCTGCTTTTAGCCGACGTGGGCTTCATCCTGGCTTCCTTGCCTGGGATCGTTCTGGGAAGCTTCATGCGGGTCTTCGGGCCAGACGACCTGTTCGACGATTTCGACCGTCCGCTGGGTCTGCTGGATGTCTTGGCGGTCGCGCTGGCCCAGGTACTGCTTGCCTAGCCAGATGAGCATGGGCACCGAGCCGCGGCGGGCCAGCTCCCACTGCTTACGCCGTAGGCTCTTTTGCAGCTGCGCCCGGCCCTGATCCAACGCCTGTCGAGCTTTGCGCCGCAAAAGATTCTCCGACACGCCTAGGATGCTGGCGATCTCTCGATCCGTGCAGCCGCAGGCGGCCATACGCCGAACCTGCTCTAGATCGATCGTCTTCGGCTTGGGCATCCGTGCCGCCAAGCCTCCTTGGATGGTGGGTCGATACATAGACGGCCGCAGGCAGTTCGACGGCTTGCCCCCTTTTTTTATAGGCCGTCGAATGGCCTTGCTGTAAGGTATTTTATGCGCTCCCTGGCCCACGAACTAGGGGGTTCTGGACTGCCGGTTGGCTGTGTCCAAGGCTACTTAGGCAATCGCCAGACCGTGATGCTCGCGCCGGGGCTGCTGTCTTTGGCGGCGTAGTGTTTCATGGTGCGGATTTCGGCCACTTGGGCGTCGTCGGCAATGACCACCCCGGTCAGGGCGTCCAGCACAGCCCGGAGCAGTTTGTCCAGGTCAGGCCTACGGGTAACCGACTCGGGAGCGTCGGGCCGAAGGCGTCCTGGACCAGGTTTGCCGCCCCGGTAGTGGCTCTTAGGCCGGGGGAACGTAAACCATACGTACACCCGGACCGGACCGGTCCAAGGCGGCTCCGGCCCGAAGACCTGAGCGGCTATGGTCCGCACGGTGGCCACCCAGTCGGAAATCCGCCGATCCTGCACCAGCCGCATGGTATGCGAGCCGTCGGCCCGTCGGATCGGCACAGCCCGTAGGCTCCCCTTGGCCGCCGGCAGCCCAGAAACCCAGAACACTACTCCCACTTCACTGCGGTAAAACATCGGCAGGGGGACTCCGTAAGTGGGGCGATCCCGCTGTGCCCCCCCGGACCACGGCCAGGCACTCCTGGAGCATTGCCCGGGTAGCGGCGATTTCTTCGGGGCTGCGAGGCGGCGAGCCGTTGGGCGGCGGCTTGGAGCAGGCGCAGGCCGGCTTGCGACGCGGGGGATCCTGATGCACCCAATCCGGCACGGCGAGCCCGTTGAACCAGGCTAGCTCGTCCGACGGCACTTGCCGCATGGCCAACGTCTGCAGGTAGGCCCCGGGATTTCGGGGCTTTGGCCCAGCCTGCACTGCTTCCTGGAAGGAGTCCAGGATGGATTTAGCCCAAAATTTTCCCCTGGCTTGAGCCACCAGGAGCCGTGCTAGCAGGCGTCGATCCCGCTCCTGTCGGGGCCAGCCCCGTGGCCAATAGGCGGCCAAACGCTCAAAATCCGAGCGCAGACCCGCATCGTTTTGACCAGACGGGTCCTCCGGAGCCACCTCCGGAGTTTCCTCCGGAGTGTCGCCTATATACGTCGTCGACGACGACGTATATATATTCTCTTCTCTTCTATAGTCCACTTTTTGTCCACTTTCTAAGTGGACATTTTGCGGACAAATTGTGGACAAATTGTGGACAAATTGTGGACAAGAAGTGGACGTACTTGTTGGGGGATTGGGTATCCCTTTTTGGCGGAGTTGCCGTTTCCTGGAGCGTTCTTGCAGCCGGCGTTTGGCCGCTCCCGTGAACCACCGATCGAAGGCCGGGATGCTCACCCCCGAATCTGAAACCAGGAGCCAGCCCACCTTTTGCAGCTCGACAAAAAAAGCCTTTCGTATATGGGTAGCCACCGCCAGGGTATCAGCATCCATATACGGCAGCGATCCATCGGCTGTGTGGGCCTGGGCCCAGCTCCAGAAACGGACTAGCAGACCGACAACCTCGTCCGTGGAACATTTAAGCGCCATAGCCAGCCGGACCACTTCCGGTTTATTCGGCAACTCCACCGAGATGGGAATCCAATCGCCTGCCATGGAGGAGTCCGTCCTGGTATTCTATAGGTCTTCTGCTCTGAGCGTCCAGCCAGGGCCTGCCGGGGGAGTCGAACCCCCTTCCGCTGAGTACGAGTCAGCGGCGATGTCAACATCAGACGGAACCCAGGCTCGAAAAAACCGGCAGTGTGCTCCTGTATCCGACAGTATACATCTGAGTTGGATAAAATCGGCTTCTGGAGGCCACAACCAGACTCGAATGCGTGGCTGCGGCGAAAGCTGAGAAAACTGGCTCGCCAATTGCAGCAGCTTCTCTTGTTGGTCTCTATCTTGGTGTTTCGTGATTTTCATCATCTCCTTATGCCATGATTTCCGTCTGGATGGTTTCGGCAGCATCTGCCTCGGCCGTGAGGATCACTACGCCGACCTGTCGGGCAATCTGGGCTATTTCGGCCCGGTTGACCGGGTCCAGAGCTTCCCAGGCCTCTTGAGGCACCGTAACTAGGCCTCCGCGGCCTACCTGTTGGGCGGCCACCTCCAGGGCAATCCGCCATCGTTCCCCTGGACTCAGTTCGCCGAACGGCTCAACACCCCGGTCTGTATCGCAAACGAGCCGCCCCCCTTCAACCCGGAGCCGACTGGTAACTTGGGATACCATGTCGGAGAGCACCTGATCGGTGCTCCGGGCGGCATCGCGGACCAGAGCGGCTACTGCCTCGCCCCGACGGATTTTTTCGGCCAGTTGCTGGGCCTCGGCGGCCAGTTGCTGGTTGCGGCGGAGCGATTCCAGCCGCTCCAGGTTTTGTCGGGCCTTTTCGACCGCCTGACTGGCCGCCTCTAGGTCGGCTTGTGAGATCGGTTCTGGCGTTTCCGCAATGACCCGCTTTAGTTGCTCCACCTGACTTTGTACCTGACGTGCCTTTTGGAGTTGCTGTTGGACTTGGTTTAGCCGTTCCCTGGCGACGGCCAAGGCCTTTTCCAGTTTGCCGATCTGCTCGGCCAGTTCTTTCTCTTGGGTCTGGAGGGTTTCGACGTTTTGTTTTTCCAGGTCAGCCTGGAGCGATGCCAGAACAGACTTGGCTTTTTCAGCCTGTTGGCGGCGTTTTTCGACTTCTTCGGCTCGGACCCGGAGGGCCGCTTCGGCCTTTTGCGCCTCAATATAGGCCGCTTTGGCTTGGGCAATGGCCTCTTCTTGAACTTCCGGAATGCCGGGCTGCGGCGGCTCGGTGACAAGTTGCTCCAGGGCGGCAAGGTCCACCTGCAAGGACTGCAGTTGCTTTTCTACCCGCCTAGCCTCGGCCTCCAAGGCCCGTTTGAGTTGGCCTGCCAAGACCACCGGGTCTTCGGACCGTTCCGACGGAGGTACTAACTCGTCTAGCTTCATTCCTGGTGGTAAAATTCGGGCGAACGCTTCGAGGTCCGCCGATTGGCCAGAGAGTTGGACTAGAGCTTTGATTCTCTGCCGATCGGCGGCCTCTTCATCTTTAATAGGCGGCTGGACTAACTGAGAAATGTCGAGCCGCCCTTCCAGAGTAACGACCTCAGCCTCTCCGGTTCGCCGCTGGCTCCGTCCGATGGTAAGCCGGGCACCAAAACCTTCGACCAGCCCCTTTTCTGCACCGTCTCGACAGGGTGGCTTCCCGCGGCCAGAAATCAAACTGTCCACGGCGGCTAGGGCATGGCTTTTTCCGACGCCATTTCGGCCTCGGAGGACCACGACTCCGGAAGCCGGCAACGGGATGCTCAATTTCTCAATCGGGCCTACATTTTGGATTTCTACCCTACGGATCATCACTTGGACCTCCTTTAAAGCCAAAGGTTCACGAAACGCCAAATTCCGCAAGGATTGCAGAGATGTCATTGGACACGTTGACCATGGCAGGCGTCTGGTCTCCAGGAGCCGGAGCGTCGGCCTGGACTGGCTCTGTTGGCCCCGGGGGTGGTAGGATCGCCGCCTGTTCGACGGGTCGGTCCGACGTCTGGCCGGTCATCCACAGGTAGAGTTCATCCTGCGCCAGCACGTCGGCAATCGCATAGGCCGCTATGGCCAGATAATCGCCTTTCTGGTAAAGCCCCGGTACGTCGGCACCGGCAACAATTTTTTTCGGGCTGTAAAGGCCGGCAAGCGTCAAACACTCGTCGAGGCTGATCATGGACCTGTCATCGGTACTGAAGTATCGCCACATGGTCATCGTGTCGTAGGTGGGCTGGTCTGGATTGGCAAGCCAGGCCGGCAGCCGAAGCCCCCAGCGAATCATGGCCAGCCGAATTTTCGGCAGGTCAAAATGCCGCAAGTTATGGCCGACCAAAATCGTCTCCGGTCCGCAGGTTTCTAAATATTCCCGGAGCCGCTGGAGCATGGCCCTTTCATCAGCTAGCCGCTCTAGCGGCACCCCGGAAATCTGCGGTATATCCAGGGGCATCCAATGGAGCAAGCGGCAGTCGATCGGCGTGCGAAGCGCCACGGAGATGATCGGTGCGGTGTCCAGCAGGGCAAGCCGCTCTTTTTTTCGCTCCAGCGCCTCCAGATAGCGTTCGCCGATGGTCGCTGCTTTCCAGTTTGGGTTCGGGCAGAAACTCCACCGAAGGGCAGCTTCGGCCTCCGTGGGGTCCCCAGCTGCTGTTTCGATGTCCAGCGTCAGATGCGTCGGAGGTACAAGCCAGTTCATGTTAGTACCTCCTTCGGTCGGAGTAACGATCTCGTTCGTAATTGCTGTTGTACTTGCCGCTCCAGGGTCGTTTGGCGGCGAGATACTGGCCGTAAACCTGCATGCACCAGTTGACCAGGGCTTGGATGTGCTGCCAGCTTTGGGCCGATTCTGCGGTGAAATGGATCCGGATAGCTAGTTCTCGGCCATCCGGCATAGGCCAGACCAGCGGCACGCTGACACCAGTGATCACAGGCGATGGACCGCCTGGCATAAACCCCATCTGTTGAGCAGGCACACTAGCTTGAAACCCCATGGGGGCAGGTTGGGGTTGTCCTGCATGGGACCGCTTCGCCAGACGCTCGGAAATGGCGTCGAGCAATACATCGATCTTTTCATCATTCATGGAACGACCTCCCTTTTGTGCGCCTCAGAATCGGACGGGGAGGTCCGCCCGCACGGAGCGGCATCCGATTCTGAGGCATTTTTTGCAGAACCTCCCCAGGCCTTTTCGGCCTGCCGCATCATCAGCAGTTCTCTTGATCTGGTGGTTCTTCAGTAGCCGCCTCTGCTATCGGTGGCGGCAAGGTAGGATTTAGGTGATCGAGTTCTCGTTCGATTGCATCATGACCGCCCGCTGGATAGGGTTGCGCTGGTTCATCAGAGATCACTTCAGTGGACACCGCCGGGATCACGCGCAGCCGCCAAGTAGGACGTCTATAACGACATCTGAGAGTGCATTGTACGAGTTCAGCATGCTCATGGTGATCGCATTGGATGAGCACGTACCATCGTTCCTCATGCATATTCTCTCCTTTCCCTCTAGGAGTGCTTACAGGCTGTTGTTAGACCACGGAACTTCGCTGTTTCTCAGCCAATAGAGCGGTGCTTCTGACAGGTGCCTGGCTTCACCGTGGCCCCGCAGAATCTGCCACAACACATGATCATCTGGTATCTGAAGAATTAGTTTCTCAAGATCAAGCATCACGACCTCCATGTGGCAGGCGGCGAGAATGTTCCAGGCGGCATGAGCCAGATGATCCTCCGAACGATCTCCGGCGATATAGAAAAACAGATGCCGGATCGCGTGATCCAACAGATTTTCTATCGGGATACCGCGCAGCCAGTTACCGACACCATAGCGGCGTGCTCCTTCGGCACAGGTGCGGGCAAGCCGCAAAAGGCCAATGAAAGGGATCAAGTCCCACCGCTCGTTATCAGCTTCACAGCTACGCACAGCACCGGTAGGAAACCGATGTAGCCTGTCCTGCTGATGTTGATTTTCTTCCGGTAGATGGGCGCTCATGTCGGTGCGGTTAGTATGTTCCATAAGCTCTTATCCTTCGATGGTGGTTGGATTTCGGTCTGTGCTGGTAGGCTGGTCCGACAACAGTCCATAAGTGATATTGAGTTGTTTTAAGATCTCATATCCACCGATTCTTGGGTCGCTTCCGATGTCGTCGCATCGTTAAAGGGCAGATATTGTTGACCGGCTTCTTCGATGAGAGCAAAAAGGCGAGCTTCTGCTGCCTTCAGCTCTTCTTTTTTCTCTTTGGCGGCTTCCTGCAGCTGGTCCAGTTCAGCTTGTAATTGCGCAATGTAGCGCTTTTGCTCGAGCAACTCGTCGAACCACCGTTTGTATTCGGTGGTGCACTGCAAGGTAGGTTGCTCTTGTTGTTCATCAGACACTACCCGAATGCTCTTCGGGTGCTTTGCGATCATCGTGGAGTCTCCTTTCTGAAAAACCTGGCCGGGAAGCGTCTGCAATGCCCCGAACCTTAGGAATATGATCAGAAGCCGGAAGTGGCCCCCCAAGCACCGCACTTGGGACACCAAGGCCACGGATAACCCTTGGCTTCCCGGCCAGGTGGATTTTCTTGGCCCAGCAGCCCCTTGGGGAGCGACCTGCTCGGTTCTGCCAGGGAAGGAGTAGGTTTGGGACTGCCGGGCCTTCCCCATGAGGGCAGCAGGAGACGGCCATGACGATTTTTGCAAACGAAAACCCCGGTGGGGCCTGGATCGGCTACCTGGATTTCCTTGGCCCACCGGGGTTCGATTGTCTTTTTGCTCCAGGCAGCCACCCAGGCTACCTGGATTATAGCAATTGGACGGTTAATGTCAATAGATTTTTGAAAATTTTTTCGATTTTTGTCGTAACTTATTGCTCGGCAAGGACTTCTTTTGGGGAATGAAGTCCCAAAATATTGGCAATTTTCGGCAATAGGTTGAAAGGTGGATCGTGGTCTCCGGATTCCCAACGATAGATGGTTCGATAGGACACTCCCAGACGAGCGGCCATTTGTTCGACTGTGATCCCCTTTTTCTCTCGGAGCATTCGGAGTCTGGCGCCGCAGCGTCCAGCGTAGGTGCTCAAGTCGGGTTCTTTTCGTTTCGGCGTCATGGCTTGTTTCACTTACCCAAGTGTCCAGGAAAAACTTT